ACCCCAAATCACATCTTTAACAATTTCAGAAGCAAATTCAAATCCCTTATCACCTGGAAAATGGATTTGGGTTTCCTCATGATTGGTATGCCTGCCGGTTTTACGGCTAAAATCTACCCAAGCATTAGTTGCCGAGATTGATACTGTTGATTGCCCAGTGTCGGGATCTTCATTAATCGTTGGTGAATCCATACGACCCTCAAAAATTAATATTGGATCTACTATTAATGTTTGAGCATCGTTTAAAAAAGCGGTATAAATTTTCACCGTGCGATCAATATAAGATTTATTTAAAACGCGCGACACCCACACTTGATCAACGCCACTGAGTGATAATGTCACACTTGATACCATCACCTCGGCAGCTTCTTCAATATCTGAAAACCCCATTAAATGACCAACGGCAATATAAGTGTTTGAGTTGTAAATAATGTCTTTATATGCATCTGTCATATAAACAGTTTCATCGTCAAAATGCACCGATACAAAATGCACCGGGTGATTTTGAAGTTTGGCAACCTCAGTTTGAAAGGCGGCGGTGGATGATCGATCCACTAAACCACCTCAACCAATTTGACACCATAAGCAACAAAACCACCGGTTGATACGCCCATCTCTTGTAAATCACTCTCAAATGCCATGGTGAATGGCACATCGTTATAAGTGATCACCTCGTTATCAGTCACACTTTCTAAGAGTGCCGGCTCGATAGCGAGTGACGTTGCGCCGTCTGCGGTGATGGTATAAACCTTGTCATGACCGGCAAACTTAATAAAATCACCGGCTTTCAAAGTGCCAGTTAAGCCATCACTGGCAATGGTGGATGAGCCTGCTGCATATCCTGCTGCATTATTCACCAACAACGTGCCAGTGGCCGTGCCAGAAGTGTCCTTATAAATCGGTGGTTGATAAGTGAACGTGCCATATTGGCCTTGCTGTTTATTCGCAAACGCCCAGATTGGCGCAAACTGTGCACGCGTGAGGGGTGGATAATTAATATCCATCAACCAGCGTTGACCACCACGCGATCGTGCTTGACGTTTTAAACTGTGGGTGACACTGGTAAGCGTTGGCGCAATACCCGTAATACTGATTGAATTTGCCACCGGTGTTGTTGGATATGTGCCACTCATATTGCCACCGTCCTGCCGTTACGATTAAAGGCTTGTCTGATCACACCGACAATGGTTGGTGCATTTTCAGCAATCACCATTTGCGCGGTGCGCGGATCAAGCGCATTAACTTGTGGTGCGTAAGTCACATTAATAGTTTGACCACCGCCCAATTGATTGTTTGGCACGATCGTGCCTGCTGTATCTGGCACAAATAACTCTGCACCGCGCTCACCTACCAATGATGGCTTGCCTTTTGGTGGCCTACCACCTTTGGCAAAACCTCCACCAAAATCTAAACCACCAATCCAGTTATTAATAACACCCTCCATTGGCTTCCAAATTAACTTGTCACTAACTTTTCCTGCAATATTGCCACCAATAGATCTGAGCGCACCCCTTAAATTTGTAGTACCTTGTATCATGCTCTTAATAGAATTGCTCACACTTGATGCCATCCCATTAAATGAATCATTCACCGCATCGGCCGCATCACGTGCCGGATCACCCATCACGGTTGGTAGTTTGTTCATGGTTAAACCTATTTTATCCACCATATCGGGGATGATCGAATGGCCGACTGCTTCATCCTCACCTTTTTTAAAGGCGGTAAGCATACGATCAATGGCCTCCTCGGCAGGATCACCGATAAAATCGGGTAATTTTTCTGCTACTTTTTTAATACCTTTCATGAGTTGGATGATCGGCTTCATCAGTGCATCTTTAACACCGACCATCACTCGATTAGCAAGTTCACTTAAACCATTCCAAATAGCTTTCACACCATCGATTGCGATGCCTAACCCCTTAAAGGCTAATGTCACCGTATCAACGGCTAATTTAATTGTCACCCCTAATAATTGACCAATAGCAGTCCAAAATGCTTTCATGCTTTCCGCTTGTCCGGCACTCTCAGCACCAAAGATTGATGTCATTAAATCATCCCAAGCTGTACCCAACTCGCCCCAGGCTTGTTTGATCGGATCTAAATATTGCGAAAAACCGCCAAAAATATCGGTAATAATTTTCCATGCGACTGCGAGTTTTTCTTGGATCACTGCTGCAAATGCTGCAATGTCTGATCCGAGTCCACTCATTGCACCGCCCGTACCACTGATCTTTGCCATAAATGCGGTGAGTTTGTCGGTCATCTTGGTTGCCCACTCAAGCAGACCACTATTAGCCACCGCAAGTTGCAACCCCTCAAAGGCTGATTTGAGTTTCTTGATCGAGCCATTCAAACCTTTCATTTGAGTATCAGCCATGGTTTTGGCTGTACCACCTGCATCTTGCAGTTTGGCTTTTAAATCTTTGATTGCACCCACACCTTGCTTGGTAGATGCTAATAATGCCGGGCCAGCTCGCTCACCAAATATCTGGGTGAATTCTGCCGCACCTGCACCGGCTTTTTCAAGATCAGTAAGGATGTCAATAAAATTACGCATTGATCCATCTGAATTACTAACACTCACACCCATGCCATCGAGTGCTGCGCTCACTTGTTTGGTTGGGTTTAATAGCTTGGTAATTCCGGCCTTAACCGCAGTACCTGCCATCGTTCCCTTGATACCGGCATCCGCCATCTTACCCATGATTGCAGTCATTCCCTCAAGTGAGAGATTGGCCGCATCGGCCATTGGTGCTGCCATCTTCATCGCCTCACCAAGTTCCAACACATTAAGATTGGCACTGGCGGTGGCTTTCGCCATTACATCGGCAAGTTGCCCGGTTTTGCTTGCCTCCATACCCAAACCAGATAAGATGTTGGATGCAATATCCGCCGTGGTCGCAAGATCAGTTGAAGATGCTGCTGCCAAATCCAAAATGCCAGGCATGGCCGCCATGGTTTTTTGCGCATCAAAACCTGCCATCGATAAAAAACCCATCGCATCAGCTGCCTCAGATGCACTAAACTGTGTAGTGCGGCCGAGTTCCTTGGCTTGGTTTTCTAACGCCTTTAAGGTTTCACCGGTTGATCCACTGATCGCCGATACTTTATTCATTGCCGACTCAAAATCACCGGCAGTCTTTAAAGAGAATCCCGCAAACGCACCCATCGGCGCAAGCATCTTGGTCGAGATGTTTTTACCGAGTGCGGCCGCTGATCCACCCACCGATTTAAGTGATTTTTTAATCGACTTAAACGCTTTCTGTGTTTTGTTCTCAGCGGTGATTACATATCTTGCACTTGCATTTGCTGCCATTATTTCCTTTCCTGCTTCAGTCTAAAATAAGCCGACCACATTACAATTTCATCAACCGTCAAATCCATAATTTCATCCACCGTTTTGTGTAGATGTTCTGCTAATTCATACAGAAAAAGCAAATCACGATCTGACTTTAACTCTTTAGTGCTTCGCCCTCATCCGGCTCAATCTCATTCATTGCATTAACAACGCGCGACACAATATCTGGATCAAACTCATTCATGATCTCGGTCATGTGTACTTTTCGCCAAATTTGTTTGCCGTCTTGATCGAGCGATCGCAAGATAAAAGTCATAATAATGGCTTCATCTGGCTTACCCTCATTCACCAATCTTAAAATCTGTCCTTGGATCTTAAAATTGGTGGCCGCTTTGAAATAGATTTTGGCGGTTTCGCCGTTATCGTCTTTCCATTCCGGCACATCAATTGACAACAAATCACCGCTGATGCGATCCTTAAATTGGCTCTTGGCGATGTTAGTGTAGTTCATAGATTATGATACAGTTGAGAAACTTAGCGCACCATTACCCGTAAATGAGAATGATGCTGCCACCATGTCATCTTGACCAGCTTCAACCGTTAATGAATCCACAATCGCTGTGCCAGTGTAGTATTTATCGTCCGTTGATGCACCCTCTGGATAAAAGTTCATTGTTACCTCTGCACCGGCGGTTAATGCACCTTGACCCGTTGTGTCAGTTTCATCCCAATAGCAATCGCATGATCCACTCCATGAAGTCGTGCCAGCGGTAAATGTTTTCGCCGCATCGCTGAGTGCTGTTGTTTCGATTGTTTCAGCACTTTCTTCAATGCTGTATGATTTTAATTCAGCGATTGTTGCTGTTCCAACTTTTACAACGCCCTCGCTACCTTTATGATTTGCCATTTTCCTTTACTCCGTGTGATTTAACTTTTTTGGTTTTAGTCTTTTTTTCGAGTGACCAACCTCGTGCTTTCGCATTATGAATTTGAGAATCATGCACCATGATTGCCTCTGATCCATCTTTATACATTTTTGGCATATTGCCTCCTAACTTATTAAAGTCGTTACATCTGCTTTGTCCACTCGATACAAACAAGCAAAACGCATGGTCATCAACCCCACTGGTTGATCAGAATCGCCAGAGAGTTCAATATCAACTCCCTCAATATCAATGTCCTTACATTTGCCACTTAACGTGGTGTCACCCGATGCAAAAATGGCCGCCTCTACCTCAGCACCGATGGTGTCTAAAGTATTGTCCAAATTGGTGGTGGCTTTGGCACGCGCCTCAACCACAACATTCAAAATACGCATTTGCTTATTGGCAGACTCCGAGCCGAGTTCTTCACTTAGCGTATAAATCGCAATCGATGGCAACGCATCATGATCATAAACCCTTGATGCAAATACATTTGCCCCCGTGGTAGTTAAACCGGTTAATGTGGTTTTAAGCTGATCTCTTATTTGTTGTCTGACGTGGCTCATTATTGTTTCTCTAAAATCAAAGAAGTCAAACCCGTACCGTCCGGCTGTATGCCTGCCACCTTAAATGAAATAGCATTAATAGTAAGCGCATCGCCATGTGCAATGGTTG